AACCCCGCCAGTTTGAATAGGTATATCTTGTGCAACACCAGATCCAAATGGTTCGTATACACGTTCTTTTCTACTGTATAGGTTGTCTCCAAAAAGCATGGTCGATGTAGAAAGTAAATTGCCAGACTTTTTAAATTCTCCTTTTCCCTCATCCCCTATAAGAGAATAAAGTCCCCACGTCTTTTTACTAATTTGATTCAAATCATTTATAGCTGCAGGTTTGTAATCTCCCACCTGTCCCAAGTAAACTGAAACAGAGCCTGTGTTTGTACCAACATCACGTGACTGTAGATAGGAAACTTTTTTTGCATCGTCCAAAGCATTAAATGCTATATTACTCCAAATAGTTCTAAAATTTTTGGCTGTAAGAGGCTCATCTGTAGCAACAAATTTTCCGTCTCTTAACTTTTGAACTGTGCCGGGGGGAGTAACTTTTTTTAATAGGGGATTTATATCCTTATCTAAATCTAAAGATCTAAGATTTCCATCGCTATCTTTCATTTGAAAGAAGAAATCTAATTTATTCTCTCCAAAGTTTGTTTGGTTGTAATCGCTTTGATCCTGCAGGATAGTTATGGCTCGTTGAGAAAGAGGTGAGTTGTAGGGTTGAACATTTGGAGTTTGACCTCCGGCCTGTCTTTTTACACCTTTTCTTCCTGCTGGAATATTTAAACCGTCAGACTTTACACCTGAACCCAACATTTCTGCTTCTTCAGTTACTGTGGATGTTACATAGTCGGAGCTTATAATTTCTAACGGTAAACTTGGCCTTGACCCCAACTCTAACAGCAACAAAATTGCATTTGCTTTTGGTCTATCTTCGGGAAATTTTGCAACGTGGTCTTCTAAATTTTTAACAAGTTGACCCATTTTGTTACTATCAAACTGAGTCTTTAAAGTGGCTTGTTTTCCACGTGTGGCTAATTTAGGTGTCGCTTTAGTTAGGGATATATATTTTGATAAATCAACTCCCTCTTGAGCTTGAATAAGTTCTATTCTTTTAAGAACATTATCTTCTAATACTCTCATTCTGCTTTGAAGAGTTGCTTTACCCCCTTTAGCACTTTCTGCATTTTCTGCTGCTTGATAGATGGAATCTTCACCTACTTTTGCAGTAGCATCTAAAACGTTAATTACGGGTTCATCTAAAAAATCTTTATATACTGGGTTATTTCGTATCTTATTAGGCCAATCTTCATTTTGTCTACCACCCTTTTCGGTCGATTCTTGTGCATAAAGATCAATAAATTCACCTAGAGTCATTTCTCTAGGATCAAATGGTGTCACCAGCGTGTATGGTTGAGTTCCAGCCATTAATTAATATCCGAATACTTCATCTTGAACCTTGTATACGTGGTTCTTGATTGCGCCTAGTTGTTGGTGTATAGAAGCGTACCCGCTCATCCGTGTCATCAGCATGTATCGTAGAGCGTCGTATGCGTGGTCTTCCGCTTTCGTGTCCACATCTTCGCTGTTGGTCTTTGATAAGGGTATACCTGCAAGCTGCTTAATGGTATGCTGGCAGGAAGAAAATATACGAAGACGTGGTTCATTGGTGTAGGGGTCATCTGCCATGCGGCGGTGAATTTCCATTTTACCCTGAATACGATTGCGGTCAGATGGTGTCCACCTAACTCCGCATCTCATCATGGTTTCTGCTATCGACGGACCCATACCCGTTTTGTTCCAGCACGAGGCATCCAAGACTGTGTAGTGAGGTAAAGGGTCAAGCTCCTCTGCTTCTAGTATTTTACCAGCTAAATCCTCTGCTGTCAAGTGTTTTGCATATAACTCACGATATATCCAAATATTATTGTCCCAATCAATAGCACCCCAAAGAACCGCCGACGGACTAGAGTAGCCGTAGTCGGCGGCACGTATGCGGGGCCAGTTGGTGGGAAGCTCAAAATGTTCGACCACATGTCTCGCTCGTGAAAACTCCGGGAAGGCCGCTCCCTCTGCCACATCCCAATCCCCTTCTAGAAGTCTCTTCCGCTCAACTTCTGGGAGCGAACGCAACATGGCCTCGTATTGTCCGTCAGCCATGAGGTGGGGATTATCAGTCAACCGTGCAGGAACGAACTTGCGGTAGAACAACGGCTGACCTGCCTTCTCGTGACCATTGGGCCACGTAAACGGCTTCATCGTATCTATATCATATGCAGGAAAAGCTACGTTTTCCGTGCGGGAATCGATGTACATTTTCTTGACCCACCAGCCACCGACACCGCCGGGGTTGGCTGTACAACGCATGTATAGGCTACTCTGTAATTCAGGATCTGTGGCACGTAGTCTAGAACGTAGATAGTCCCAGACGTAGGGTGTCGGGTATTGTGTTATTTCATCGATACCTATCCAGTTGAAGGCTTGCCCCTGAAAGCGGGTTACGTCCTTGTCTCTGTCTAGGTAGGTAAACCAGATCGTGGCCCCAGATGGGAAATGCCACGTTGATTTTGATTCGCGGAACTTTGCTCCGGGGAACGCCTTAGTATACAACTGGCGTGACTTGTCTATCAATTCGGTTAGTTCGTCGAGGGTGCGTCTTAGGAGAAGACCACGATGATTGGGATTATGGCAATAGCGTAAGGGATCAGCAAGTAAAGCAAATGACTTGCCACCGCCAGCCGCTCCCCCATATAAAACATCCCGCTCACCTGCTGAAAGAAACTCTTCTTGAGGTCCGGGATTAGCTTGGAAAACAACTTCAGAATCGCCAACAAGGTCGGAAACGGACGGGGGTAGAACGGAGAGATCTCCCATATCGACGACATTCGTTCCGCTTCCAGTAACTCCTTTTTCGACTCGTCCAATTGTTTCTTCAAGTTTCTTAGCATAACTTCTTTGGGATTCTGCTTTTCTAGTGGCTTGTGCGGCTTTTTTCTTTGCTGCCCTCAGACGCTTCTGTGCCCCCCGACGGGCACGTTCAGCGGTGGACAGGTTGTAAGTTCGTTTTGGTGCAGCTTCAGACAAGACTACTGTGTCTCTTGGCTCTTCTGTGCTGGGCGAGATTGGTTCTTTATATCCTTCATGGTGTAACCTAGCTTCTTTAGCTGCCCAGTTACATACTCCCCAGCTTCGACATCATCCATGTCCCCGGCGCGACTCATGAGGATACGACGTGCATCGTTCATGGGGATCAAGCTGCCATCTTCTTTCTTGAAGACTGAATCGGGGTTGAACACTCGTTTGAAAAATTCCATCAGTTTTATCCGTCTATGACGACCTCTTTCTTGGGCGGCAGCAGGACTACACCGTGTACTGCGGTTACGTTGTGGTTGATTTGTTCCTGCTTTGCCACCCCTACGCGGTTGAGGAGTGATTCGGCAGCTTTGAGGCGAAGGTCATCACCTCTTTCGGGGGCGGGGTTGTCTATTGTATCGACAAGTCTGTTTGCGGCTTTGAGTGCGTTGGTTGCCAAAACCGACTTGGTGCGTTCTACTATCTCATCAGCAAGAGTGGACTTCAACCAAGCGGCTGATCCACGAGAGTACCCTGCGTCGATGGCAGCAGCAGTTACCTGACCACCATTTTCAAATAGAAGTTCCAAGAATCGTTCCTGCTGAGGACTCAATTCTTTCTTCTTGTGTACTTGGGGGAGTAGATTCATCGTTATTTTCTTCTGAAACGATCTTGCAACGATGTTTGATGTTTAATTCAAACAGGTGACTAGCACTAACGAACTGCCGCATCTCTACTATTCGTTCGATACACTGCTGTTCTGTAGGATACGGGCCTTTTGTGTCTTGTAGTTCGTGGCAAGTGTCAGGTGAAACCGACAAGCAAACGAGTAACCATGATTCAAACATGTCGATTACCTATATTATTAAGTGTGGGACCAATTTCTGTAGCCTACATTGCCCAAATCAACATGTCAATAGGGTTTTTCGTTGGCATGTGCTAGATAAATCTAGCCCCACAACACAAGTATACCGTCTATACACATGTAAGTCAACAAAAAAACAATAAAATGTGCAATCGGGTGCTTTTTTCTTGACAAATCCCCATACCAACTATACAATAGGACTAAGTCCTGCCGGGAGATACACTATATCCCTGCTATTTCCCCTACTCGTTCGTTTCCATCCCCGCCGGGAGTACCCGCTGGGGTCTTTTTTTGCCTACACCTCTGGTATTTCCCCCCTACTCGTTCGTTTCATACCCATATCGATAACCCTAAAAATATAAAATCGGGGGCGTGATTGCATGCATATGCAGGGGGGGTGGGGTGGCCCTCGCGGGGGCGCGGCATTGTATTTATTTATTTTTTATTTGGGGACTCCCGCATCATTGATGCCAAGGGCACCCACCAAACAAACCACACCACACAACCCCGCCGGATATCCCCGCCAATAATATGCCCATCCGCGCACCCGCGTATCATCATTTGTCAAGATTCCGATATGGTTATCTTTTTTATTGACAGATCAGGGTACAAAATGCGCACACAATAGCACAGATCAAAGCCGCATATTATCCCGCAATATCAAACCGCAATGCATGAATCTAGAACATTGGCAAAAAAGAACCCCGCCGGACTAGCCAAGCGGGGCAGAGTGGAGGCAACACAAAGGGAGGAATAGTTGCCCCTATGGAGAAATAGGCTAGTTCATATCATGCCTTGCAATGTTCCAGATTGACGCAAAAACACAGATGCAAGCGATAACAACCCACGCCAGCAACACAGACATGATGATCATGGTTCCGGTCATGACTGGTCATCCTGCTTAATTGTTAGATTCAGACGGGCAACGGTTCGTGGGCTATCACTGCAATACCCGTAGTGATCAAAGCCCATACTTTTAAGCAAGCTTTGCAATACTTCAGCCTGATTCTTCAAGCTTTCGACAGACTGCAATATTATAGATTGTTCGTTGCTGGTAATAACAACAAGCTTTTTGGATTGGTCGTCGAAGTTTTCCTGATTCAATTGGATTGTTGATTTCATCTCGTTGGTTCCTTCTATAGAAAAACGGGCAAGATCGCCCCTGCCCGTTCATTATTAGTTGATTATGGATTAGCTGGCAAGCTTATATTTTGGCCGCAATAATCCTGCCCGCTGGCAAACAATTTTATAACCATTGGCCCGCAACTGCTTGATTCCCTGATGCACACTCTTTTCAGTCATGCCGGATTCACGGGCAAGGCTCTTAATATTCAGCCCATATTTGCGGGTTGCTATTGCCCGAAACAGTTTGTGAATCTTGGAACCCTGCCGCCAAGTCTTCTTATCTTTGCCGCGCTGCCCCCGCGTTTTCGGCAGCGGGCTAGTCACTGGCAACGGTTCGCCATGCATGCCAGTCTGGACAGACAAGCTCGTATAAATACGGGTTTTAACGTCCTGCTCAACTGCCGCAACAAGTTGGTTGCAAAGCTCTTGAATGTGTTGGTTGTTCGTTTTCATTGGTTTAGTTCCTTTTACCAAGTTAAAAATAGTGCCAATAATAATATAAATGCAATCACCAACAGGCACCGATAGACGATCATTGCACAATGTAAAAAGTCTAGATCCATGCTACGCCGCCAAACTTTCCAGATATTGCCATGACGGGCTGGTGATAACATCCCGCACATTGTCGTTGCGTTTACGTTGTACCATGTGCACAGATGCGCCAGCCTTCCCAGATTGTAAAGCTTGGCCTTTATCACCAATGTAGGTTTCGTTGGTATGAGTTGCCCAGTGAGTGAGTGCATTGTATGCCGCCCACATAGTGCCGCCAAGCTCCCGTTGTTCAGCCTGAAACAACATCATGAGGTAATTAAACAGCCGCTCATTGACGGGTTTCACGTGGCCTTGTTCTGCCGCCGCGCCGGATTTATAGCACACGGATTGAGCAAGGATATCCCCAAATTGTTCGTTGGAAAGCTTGGCACCGCGCCACTTGTTCATCTGGTCAACTTGGCCTGTCCACATCTCCAGACCCATTGCGGCCTTGTTTATCAATGCTGTTGGTTCTAGATTCTTGGTGTGTTTTTGCCGCTGGTGGTAGGATTTCTGCCCACCGAAAACCAACGTATTGCGGCATAAGTCTCGATAAGCCCCGCTGAATATCTGGAAAGCCCAAGACATATCAATGCTGTTGAATATATCCATTCGGCACCGGACAACGTCGGAACCGTCACCAATAGGTGCGGTCAAGTCGTTGAAGTAAACAGTCCTGTGAGCCCGTAAACCGCCGTCATATATCCGGTCATGTACATCAATGTTTGTTTGTGGCAAATCGCCCCCTGACAATATGCTGGCATGATTACCAAACAACTCATCATGGGGAACCAGTTTATAACTCTTGGTGATTGGCCTAGTGTTTAAGACATCACCGGAAGCTGTATTTTGTAGGGCTGAATAATCGGACATCGGTACAGGTTCGCACACTTCGATGGCCTGCCCGTTGGCGTAATCATAGGATTCAACCCGACTAGTAACTGCTTCGATGGGCACCCGCCGGACACTGCCCCGTTGGGTGAATAGTGAAATGTCGGATGGGTCATTGTGTAGGTATTCGGCACCCGCCCCAACTGTTTTGATTTCATTCGGTATCAAGTCAAACATGTTCGTTCCTTTCGTTGATTGAACATTTAAGATAGCACAGTTAAATCAGAAATTGACGTTGCGGGCAAATAAAAAATGTAAATAAAAAACGGGACGGGAAGAAATCCCGCCCCGCCCCGTTGGACAAGCCCCGCTACTCAACTTGCCCGATGATGCCACCGCCGCCAGTAAAACCAACAAACCGATGCGGCATGACATCCCAAAAAATAGCAGTGTCACCCAGTTTGTCACTAATGTGTTTGAAACAAAACTT